GTTTGGGCGTCATGTAGTGTGTTTTTATGAGTAGTTCTGCAAAAAATCGGACTAGGTCGGGCAGCAAGGCCAAGGTAGCCGCCGCCATCCAAGAGCAGACCGGGTTGGGCCGCAGCCAAGCGTTCAAGCTGGCAGGCGAGGTGTCCGACATCGCCAAGGTCAAAGACCTGACCGAGGCCAAGTTGCTCAAGGTGAAACTGGAATGCCAGCGCATCGCCAAGCAGCTTGAAGTGGACGCCGGCAACTGGCTCCACAAAGACATCGTGCATGAGCAGACGGTGAAAAACGTGGCCGTCATCAAAGCCTGCCTTGGGTCACTGATTGCCGTCTTGCCCGGCCAACTGGAGGGACTTTCGGCGGCACAGATGGCCCCGATCATTGAACGCGAGGTCAACAATACCCTGCAAGCAATGGCAAAGGCGTGATAATTGCCGATGACATTTTCAACGAGCGCATCGCGCCAGAGCAGCAATTCGGCATCCTTGAATGGATCGAGGCCAACGTCGAACTGCCGCACTCGGCGCGCAATCCGAAATTCCGCCGAGATACAGCACCCTGGCTGATTAAGCCGCTGCAAGAGATCGCCCGCGACACCAACCACGAAGTCATCATTTGCGCGCCGGTCGGCAGCGGAAAGACCACCCTCTTCGAGGCGTTGCTGGCATGGGTAGTGGCGCAAGCGCCGGGGCCGACCTTGTTTGCGGGGCAGACCGACGAGCTATCAAAAGAGTGGGCCGAAACGCGGCTGGCTCCTGTCTTCAACGCCACCGGACCCGTGGCCCGGCTGTTTCCAAAAGACCGCCACGCCAAGCGCAAAACCGAAATTATCTTTCCTCATATGCCGCTTTTTGTCGGCGGGGCCAACATCAGCAACTTGCAGGAGAAATCAATCCGCTGGTGCGTGGGCGACGAGGTCTGGCGCTGGAAGCATGGCATGATCGAGGAGTTCCGCCGCCGCACCCATGACCGCTGGAACTCGCGTGTGGTCTTGGTCAGCCAGGGCGGCGAAGAAGGAGACGATTTCCATGCGGCTTACGACCTTTGCGACCAGTGGCAATTCCAATGGATTTGCCCGCATTGCCAGCGCCGCCAGCCGTGGCGCTTTGAAATGATCCGCTTCGACCGCGATCGGAAGCCCGATGGCAGCTTGGATTGGGACAGACTCACGCAATCTACACACATGGTCTGTGCCGGGTGCGAGGCGCGCTTTGAAGACCGCGCCGAGGTGCGCCGCCAGTTGTCCAGCGGCAGCGAGTATGTGCAGGTGGCCGAGGGGATGCCTGGGCGCGTGGCGTTTACTTATCCCGCGACGGCAGTGTGGTGGATTCCGTGGGGCAAGCTCGCCGCCGAATGGGTGAAGGCCGAGGAGGCATGGCAGCGCGGTGACCGCGAGCCGCGAAAGCAATTCCTGCAAAAGCGCATGGCGCAACGATGGGAAGACCGCACGGCGCACGTCAGCGACGATGCCGTGGTGGCGATGCGAGATTCGACCTACAAGCGCGGCCAGATGCCCGTGGCCCCGGCGCTGGTCACGTTTTGCGCTGACCCTGGCCAGATGCAAACGCATTGGTCGGTCATGGCATGGACCGAGCAGGGCGAAGGCTATGTGGTGGACTACGGCACCACCTTTGCCATTGAAGACTTGATCGCCTTGGCCTCGCGCATGGAGTGGAAGCTCGAAGGCCGAGACGAACCCGCGCGCGTAACGTGCGGCCTGGTAGACTCGGGCGATTTCACCGAGCGCGTCTATGCGACTTGCGCCCGGTCAGGCGGCGTGTTCTTCCCGTCCAAAGGATCGGCGGCGCAGGCGGGAACTTGGGACGCCTCGCACTTAAAGGACTACCCAACGCTGGTGCTTTACCGCTACGTTGACTTCTCGGCCAAGGTCGCACTCTACATCGAGCGCATCGCCAAAAAATCGCCGCCGCTTTTGCATTTCCCCGCCGATGCGGGGGAGGACTTTTTGCTTGGGCATATGGGGCAGAAGATCATCGAAAGCGAAAAGACCAAGGGGCGCGTCTGGAAGAAAGTTGCGGGCGACCACTACGGCGACTGCACGAAGCTCCACCTCGTCACTTGGTGGGTGATGCGGACGCATTTAGAGGGTGCCGCCGCCCCAGAAGCCTCCCCTGTAACAGAGTAAAACAGGGGGCCAAAAAAAATTTCAAAAAAGGTGATCTTTGTCCTTGCAAGGCAAGCAGCTTGTGTTAATTTGGCTACATGAGCAAGACGCTCCTCCAAGGCCAAGCCGCCCAGCCGATCAAAGTCGGCGGCATCGAAGCACCCACAGCGCGCGCGAAGCAAATCTTCGACGCCATGTGCAACCCAACCAACTGGAAGCTGCCGACCACGGCATTCATTTCCAGCGACCCTCAACTTCTGCGCGAAGTCGCATACGCGCTGACGTTTTATTGTGGCGGGCATGAGGTCACAATTCTTGACCTCGCCACCAACACTCACAAGCTGCGCTCATGCGGCTATTACCAATACGTCGGAGCCTAAAATCCCGCGCGGGGTTCCATCCCCCGCGCTTAAACAATCAATCAAATGAACAATCACGCAATCTTGGAATCTGCCGCAGTGTTTAACGCGGCCCACGATTTCAGCCTCGATGCCGTGCTTCACTTCGCCACAATCGCGGTCAAACACGCGCACATGGTTCAGCTTGCCCGCAAAGAAGCCGCCGACCCGCAGCTTGTCCTGCCAATAGATTTGCCGCAGGATGTGTTGCCATGAGGTGTCCATCGTGCGGCGATAAATTGCCAGACAGTTACATCGACACAGCCAAGGCGGGGGCCAAAGGCGGCAAAGCGGCCACGGGCCAAGCCAAGCGCCGCTCGCGCGCTCATTATGTCGCCGCGGGGAAGGCGTCTGCCGCAGCCAGAGCGGCCAAGCGCAAGAAGGCTTTGACAGGTGATGCCAAGGCATGACCTCCGAGTTGGCCGGCATCCGCAAATATCTCAAGCGCACCAAGACTCTTGGCGACCTTCAGTCGATGGCCGACTCGCTTTACGCGATCAGCGAGAGCGAAGTTGTCATTACCTCGAGCGGGTTTGAGGGCGGCAGCGCCAGCGGCCAGGCACGCCGTTACAGCAAGGCCGACATCCTCAACATCGTGGAAGACTTGATTGAAGACCTCGCGCCTTCTGCCGAAATCGTGAAAACGCGCTCGGCGGGTATGGTCTACGCTGACTTCAGTGAGGCGCTAGTCACGCTCTAGCCTTTGACACTCCCGCCCGTGCGTGGCGGAAATCAAAGGCAAATCAAAGCGCGGCGGATATCGCCCTGGCGCCGGGCGTCCCAAGAAAGCGGACGCGAAAAACGCAGCCTTTGAAGCTGCCGAGCTTTACCAACCAGGCCGCACGTTGGTCTATATGCCCACGGTTGAGCCGAGGCAGGAGTTCACCAACGGCACGCGCACGGCGATCATGCGGAAGGCGCGTTGGCTTTACAACAACGTGGGCCTTGCCGCCCGCGCCGTGGACGGCGTTTCGCGCTACGTTTGCGGCACCGGCATCGTCCCGCAAGCCCGCTCCTCAGACCCCGCCTGGAACAAGCAGGCCGAGGAAATGTTTGAAGACGCCTGTGGGCGCGAGGCATTCGGCTTCGACCGCGCGGGCCAAGTCAATTTCTACGAGGCGCAAAACTTTATCGTGCGCCATGTCGCCATCGACGGCGACTTCTTCGGGCAATTCGTCAAGAGCGATAGCGGACGGGCACTCATGCGTTTCATCGGCGCGGAGTCTGTCGGCAACGCAACCATTTCGCTTACTCAGGACGAATGGCAAGACGGCGTGCGCGTGGACGCCTTCGGCAAGCCAACGCAATACCGCCTTCTATCTTCAGACGATAAAACCAAGTTCACCGATGTCTCGGCGGATGACATCTTGCATTTCCGCCGCCCCGCACGGCTCGGCTACACGCGCAGTCCGTCTTGGCTTTCCCGCGCCGCACTGCATCTGCACGACATGGCCGACATCGTTTCGTTCACCAAGCAGACCTTCAAGCTGGCAAGCCAGCCCGCGTATATCCTCGAGTCACCCGACGCCATGCAGATCGGCATGGGCGCGGCGCTCAAAAAGCAAGACGCGGCCACTGGCAACGTTACGGTAGATAAACTCTACGGCCAGAGCGGCGTGATGCAGTTACCGCCCGGCACCAAGCTCCAACAGTTCAAGAACGAGCATCCCGGCTCCAACTTCCAGAGCTTTATCGACTTTCTCGCCCGCGACATTTCTTGGGGCATTGGCCTTTCGCCCGAGATGCTTTGGAGCGTGGCCGGGATCGGCGGGGCCAATACGCGCTATGTGCTGGCCGACGCGCAGGTGTTTTTCTCCGAGCTTCAAGATTGGCTCATCAATTCATTCTGCCGCCGCTTCTGGAAGTATTGGGTTTGGCAGGAGATCCAAGCGGGCCGCTTGCCGCTGCGCGACGATTGGTTCCGCGTGGACTTCATCCCGCCCGCGAGGGCCACAGTGGACTTTGGACGCGACACCAAAGCCCTCCTCGAGATCGTCCGCACCGGGGCCATGAGCACCCGCCGTTTTGCCGAGATGCACGGGCTGGACGAGGAAAGCGAAGAAGATGCGGCGATTGCTGCCGCTGTTCGCCGCAAAGAAAAGTGCGAAGCGGCAGGCTTGGCGGTCACAGATGTGTTTCCTCCTGCGCCCGGTTCACCCGCGCCAGTGGCAGCACCGCACAACGAAGACGAAGAATACGTTGAGCCAATGCCGCAGCCGCCAGCCAATGCATCAAGCGACATGATGCACGTTGACTTTCAGCATCCGATTACGCCCTGACTTTGACACTCGGGCCGAGGCATGGCCCAGAAATGGTATGCGTTTAAATCTTCCGACCAAAGCGGCGAGGTCGAACTTTCTCTCTACGACGAAATCGGTTCTTTCGGCATCGGCGCAAAGCAGTTCATTGCCGAACTCAAAGAATACAAAGACAAGCATATCCACCTCCGAATCAATTCCCCCGGTGGAGAGATCGTTGAAGGAAGCGCCATCTACAACGCCCTGACCCGGCACGAAGGCGGGTTGACAGTTCACATCGACGCTCTGGCCGCGAGCATGGCGAGCGTAATCGCCATGTCGGGCAACCCGGTCTACATGGCCGACAACGCGCTCTTGATGATCCACAACCCGTGGACGCTTGCAGCCGGTGAGGCCAAAGACCTCCGCAAGCAGGCCGATCTGTTGGACACCATGAAGTCCAACCTCATCCGCGCTTACCAAAAGAAGAGCGGCATGGAGGAGAAAGCCATCGCCAAGTTGATGGACGAAGAGACTTGGCTTGATGCCGTGGAGGCCGTGGCCCTCGGCTTTGTCGACGCCATCGAAGACGGCATCCCTGCCGCCGCCAGCGCCAAAGACCTACGCGCACGGTTTGACACTTTCGCCAAGGCCAAGATGGAAAAACCCGTTGCTACCGAAGCCGAGGTTGCCGCGCCTGTCGCGGAGCCGGTGGTTGAGGAAACGCCTGTGACCACTGAATCCGTTGAGTCTGTGACCGACGCGCCTGTGGTCGAAGAAACCGCGCCCGCCGTTGAGGAAGCGCCTGTGGTTGAAGAACCGCAAGCCGCCATCACCGCCGATTCGCTCGTCACCAAGATTTCAGACATGGCCGCGAAGCTGGCCGAAGTCGAAGCCCGCGCCACTGCCGCCGAGGCCGAACTTTCCAAAGTCAAAGAAGCATTCGCCGCCCTCGAGAAAGGCGCAGGCGTTGCCGCCGCTTCTGTCATCCCCGCCGTCGCCACCGAAGACAAATCCGACCCCGTCGCTCAGTGGATGGATGCGGTGGAGCGCAAGGACTACGCGACTGCCGGCGAACTCTACGCAAAGCACAAACGCGCCATCTGGGCCGCACGCGAAAAACTTTCCAAGGCCACCAGCTAAGGAATCAACAAACAACCAACCCAACTAACCAGCTAAAAATATGGCAAACGTATTCGACTCGGGACTGGTGGTCTCCACCATCTCGCAACAGGTCCAGACGGTCTTGGCTAATCGCCTCGCCCCTCTGCGACTTTTCACGACCGACTTTTCAAACGAGGTCAAAAAGAGCAAAGACACCATCCAGGTGCCCATCGTCTCGGCCACCGCCGCGACTTCCGTCAACCCCACCAACTTTGAACCCGGCTCGGACGTGACCATTGGCAAAGCCACCGTCACGCTCGATCACGTTGTTCAGTTCTTCGGCATCAGCCAGAGCGACCTCGCTCTCGGTCATCGCCTCGAGAACCTGATCAAAATCAACGTGGACGCGCTGGCTGACAAGCTCTGGAGCATCGCCATCACGCCCATCACCACGGTGAACTTCGGTGCGGCGACTGTCACCACGACCACCATCACCCCCGGATCGGGCCATCTGGCTTCGCTCTGGACGGCGATCAGCAAGTCCAACAACAAGGGCTTGGTCGTGACTCCCGACATCTACAGCAAGCTCATCCCGACCAACGCCGACTTCCTGCCGCTCCAAAACGGAGCTTACGGCTTCGACCAGGGTGTGTTCTACGCCAATTCGTTCAGCGGCGCAGTCGCGGGCCTCGACGGCTTCGCCTGCTCGCGCGAAGCGGTGTGCGTTGCTTCGGCCAAGCCGAACATTGATCCGGCTGTGTCCTCGCAGTTCCAGATCAGCGATCAAGTAGTCACCCTCGAGCAGTTGGGCCTTAGCGTCTACTGGAATGTGTGGGGATCTACTGGAAATCGCCAGGTAAACGCCTCCATCGAGCTTATGTTTGGCGCGGCCCCGGGCCTCACCAGCAACACGATGGCGCTCATCATCTAGTTCGTGTGTTCATCCTCCCGGCGGATTGAGTGGACCGCCGGGAGTTTCATTTAGGGTTTCGACCCGAAGGGTCACGGTTCCACTCGCCGTGGCCCTTACCTTTTTATGGCAAAAGTTCACCTTGGAATCATCTGCGGCAACGAGGAGGCCATGATTGGCCGATTTCTGGACTCATTCTTGCCTCATGTTGATTCGCTCTCTGTAGTCCGCGCCATCGGCAACCAATCGCCAGACAAGACGCTGGACATCGCCAAAGAGCGCGGCTGCATCACGGGGGAGTATTGGAACGCTCCCGACCGCCAATGGGAGCACGTTGATAACTTTGCCAATGCCCGCAACCAATCGTTTGCGCTGGCCCCAGAAGGCACGGACTTCCTCATGTGGGCCGACTGCGACGATTTGCTTTCCGACACCGGGGCCGCTGTCCTGCGGTTGCTGCGAGACGGCAAAGACCCGCAGGCCGATGTCATCTATGCGCCGTATGTGACCAACGCGAGCGGCAGCTATGCAAGGCGCGTGCGCCTGATCAAGGCATCAGCCTTCGACAAGTGGATCAACGCTGTCCACGAAGACATCGAACACAAGGAAGGCAGCAAGCTCATTTGGTCGAACGAGCTGCAAGTGGTGCATATGCCCGTCAACAACAAGCGCGGCAGCGTGACCCGCAACCGGCGCATCCTTGAGGCGATCCCAGAGGAAGAACGCACAGGCCGCGAGTGGTGGTTCCTGTTCCGCGAGTGCGAGATTCAGCAAGACATACCAAAGGCAATGGCCGCTGCGGTTGTTGCCACAGGCCGCGACGATCTGGGCGACGAAGAGAAGTTTGTTGCCTACCAAATGATCGGGCGCTGGATCAAAAACGTCGAAGACGCGGAGCGCCCGCTGCTCGAGGCCGTGCGCCTCATGCCAGGACGCCGCGAGGGATACGCCGAGCTTGCCAAGGTTCACATTGCCCGAGGGTCAGCCGACAAGGCGCTGGCTTATGTGCGCTCAATGGAAGCGCAGGACGAGCCGAACGAGGCAAGCTGGACGCATGACGCCTCGCTCTATGGCTGGCGGGCGCATGACTTAAAGTGCTTGGCCTTGGCGAAAAGCGGAAAGCCAGACGATGCCAACCGCCTTCGCAAAGCATGGAACAAACGCAACAAAGTCCGCATTGCCATCGGCCATCCGACTTGCCGACCAGAAAAGGCCATCGCCGTGCGGGAAATGGCCCTAGCGCGGGCCGCGAAGCCCGAGCAGATTGCTTACTACTTCGGCGTCAACGAAGGCGACAGCGAGGTCGTAGAGGCATTGGCGCACTATCCGCACGCCGTCAGCCAAGCCGTTCCCGAAGGCCATGCGTCTGCCGTGGCGAACTACAATGCCGCCGCCCGAGCCTGTGCCGATTCCGGGGCGCGGATTTTCCTCATGCTGCAAGACGATCTTTACCCGCCGCACGGCTGGGACGAAATGATAGTCCGCGCTTTTGAGGGAAACATGGACGCCCCGGCAGTGCTGCATTTGCACGATGGATTCCGCAAAGAAGGCGACCTGCTCATGGTGGCGATGTGCTACAACTGGCGGTGGTGGTTGGGCCGCGAGTGGTTGCTTTGCCCAGAGTTTGACGGCTACTGGTCAGATACCGAATACAGCTTTCGCGCCTACCGCGACACCAAAGTCATTAACGGGCGGCACATTCAGTTTTACCACGACCACCCGGCTTTCACGGGCGCAGCTTCGGATGCCGAGTATATGCGCCAGCAAAACCCCGAGGCCGCTGCGCGTGGCCGCGCAATCTTTGAACGCCGCAACCCAGACGCCGTGGCAAAAGGATGGTAAAAGAGCCGCACAGACTCGGCAAACCAAGCCGCCAGAAGGTGCTTTTTGAGGTGCTGGTGCCGACCATGCCGGGGCGCGAAGCGTTGTTGTCGCGGCTGATGACTGTCCTAGAGCCGCAGTTCACGCACTTCCCAGATGCTTGCTATGTCTGCGATTGGGGCGAAGGAACCATCGGGGCCAAACGCCAGCGCATGATGGAAACGTCACTGGCCGACTATGTGGCCTTTGTCGATGACGATGACATGGTGAGCGAGGATTACCTTGCCCGCATCATGCCGCTCCTTCGTAAAGGGCCAGACGTTGTCGGCATCTCCATGCACGTCACTATTGACGGCAGGGAGTGGCATCCTTGGCCGATCTTTCGCCACAGCCTGCAATTTAAGGAAAACTTCCAATGGCACGGCAATGACCGCACGCCGCATCATCTTTGTCCCATGCGCCGCACACTGGCCGTCGAGTCGCGCTTCCCTGACCTCATGTGGGGCGAGGATTACAACTTTGCTTTGGGCGTTTTGCCGCACCTCAAAACCGAGGAGTGGAGCGGCGAGAAGCCGATTTATTTCTACGAATACCGCAGCAAAAAGCACGATCCCGAAGTCCGCAATGGCCTTGACACTTAGGCAGAAGCGATGAATGCGGCATCACTGACCAGCTTTGCCACCGCGATGGCAAAAAGCATCCGCGACCTTTACGGCTCCACCGTGACCATTGGAGGAACGAATTACACGGCAGCGGTTTCGACAGGATCGCCAACCTTTGA